CAGCAAGCACGAATTCGTAAGACTAAAATGTTCTTTGAGGCTCGTCAAGACTTCATGCATGAACTTGTAAATGAAATTCAAAAGACAATCAAAAAAGCAGAAAAACAAGGACTTATTCCAGTCTTTCGTTTGAATGGCACTTCAGATCTCGCATGGGAAAAGTATGAAGTGATGCTTAGTGGCAAAAACATTTTCCAATTGTTCCCACAAGTCCAATTTTACGACTACACCAAAATCAACAATCGCAAAGTTAGTCACATTCCTAACTATCACCTGACTTTCTCTAAAGCAGATGGTAACGATATGGATGTTCGCATTGCACTATCAAATGGCATGAATGTTGCAGCTGTATTTCACAAAGTGCCAGAGACATATCTTGGTCGTCCAGTTATTAATGGCGATGAGACTGATCTTCGTTTCTTGGATCCAAAGGGAGTTATCGTTGGTTTGAAAGCCAAAGGTAAAGCCAAGAAGGATACAACTGGCTTCGTGGTGTAATTATGACATTAAATCAACTCGCTACGAAAGAAGTAATCTTTCGCACAAATAAAACAGTCGTTGCCACCAAAGCACTAATCTCGATGGTAGAACATAAACCAATTAGAGATTTTCTTAAGAAAAGTGTTGGATTGCCAGTAGACAAAATTGCAGAATTTGTTGGTGCATATTTAATGGGTCATCAGTTAGTTGATGCTCATGGATATGATACTCGGAAGGGGAACGAAAAGTTAGAGATCAAATGGTCATTTTTGAATCGAACTCTTAGTAAAAATGGTAATCCAACTGCAAGTGCAAACATGTCTAATCTAAAATCAAAGTCTTGTGATTTGATGGTTTTTGTTTGCGATGATGAGTTGAAACCAACAGACCATAATTATATTCGTATCTTTTTATTTCCAGCAAAAGTTTGGAAACAATATTGGATGAATAATAAACACAGCATGTCTTTCGGTAGTGATAGAAATAAATGGTATGACAAATACCAGTTGACATTAAATGATATTTAAGGTATAATAGATCTTATGCAAATGCTACATACATCACTTGGAAAATCTAAGAAGAAGAAACCGACTGCCAAACAACGACAGTTGAATGCATCATGGGAAGCCATGTTAAAGAAGTATGAGTCAAAGAAACCGATAGCTAAGACTAAGGATGCTGGCTTTACATACTCGCTCGGAACACCTGCTTGTCGTGAGACACCTAAGCATCCGAGTCTTCCATTTACTGGCGCACCTTGTTACAAGAAACCCAACCCTGTTTACACTGGCACTGCCATTAAGGGTATTGGTACGATGCACAAATCAAACGCAGTTCCAGTTTTTAGTGATGATGAAGCAAAAGACATTGCGTCTATGAGGAGATAATATGGATTACGATGACCCACCAAAAAAATATAGCAGCATAACTTATACTATAAACTATGACAAACTTCATCAGTCATTTATTCAGTGGACTCCAGAAAAGACTAAAGAACTTAAAGTTATGCAAGACCAGATTGAAGATCTAATTGAACGAGCAGTTGAACTATCTCAATGCAAAGACGCAAAGGAAGTTATTGATTATATAAGGGGATTGAAATGAGTGAATTTTGTGTTAAGTGTTCTGAGAAAGATGCAGAGATTGAACTTCTCCGTAAACGACATTATGAAGAGATTCAATCTATGCAAGTAAAGATTGATAAGTTGCAGGATGAAAATGATGCACTAATCATGGATGTTGCATTCTATGGTGGCAACATGATAAATTTGTCTTGCAATAATAAATAAGGTATAATATGACTATGAATGAAAAACTGCATGACTTGACTGTGCAAAAAATGAAATTAGATAAATTCTTCTCCATGTTCCTTGAGAAATTTGAACGACAGATGGATCCTGACAGAACAGATACACCTGTTTGGAAATTATATAGAACTAAACTCAAAGAATATGAAAAAGTAGACCATGAAATTAGAGCAACTAGATATTGGATCAATAAGGAACGAAATGTTTAAGACTGCAAACGAATTTTCTCTGCATATAGAGCAAATGGTTCGTGATACTAAACTGAGTTATATGGATGCTGTTCTTGAGTATTGTAAACAGAATTATCTTGAACCAGAAGATGTGGCAAAGTTAATTAACAAGTCACTCAAAGATAAGATTGAATTAAATTTTCGTGATTTGAATTACTTACCAAAGCAAGCACAATTGGATGTGTGATGGATGGATTTAAGGCATATCGTTATTACCTAGCAATTAAACTTCACTTTACCACAGACAGATTTAATGTTTTTGAGAACAGAGGTAGTGTTCGTGGTACTCGTGAAGCATTTAATGCTCGTAATGATAGATACATATTTGAGAAGTTAGCGTCAAAGAGATCAGATGATAAAGAAATCATCCAGTTCTTTGTATCCAACTTTGCGTATGGTAATGACCAAGCGATTTATGCAGGACAAGAAGCAGAAGATAATTATTTACAATGGCAAAAACGAAAACAGTCCATGACTAAGATTTTCGTTGATGATTTGGCAACACTGATAACACATATTGAATTAAACAAGTTGAAACCAACTGCAATATTTCAATTCACAGAAAACGAATATCCTGTAGCACTAAAATTATTTGTTGGAGGTAAAATTGCAATAGAAACTCTAAATATTATAGACGACATGACTGGAATGCTTGATGATTGGATAACTCATCCATCTGTAAGATACATATGGGAAGATGAGATGCGAAGAATTAAAAAGTTGACTGGGTTCGTGAAATACGATAAAATTAAGATAGGTAAAATCTTCCAGCATTTTAAAGAAGAACTTGCAGAGTGAGTAACATGGGTAAGACATACAATAAAACAAAACAAGATGACGAATTTTCTGGAAAGCGTTCTGGAAAGTCCACTGGTAAAAAAGGTGGTGGTATGAAAACGCTAAATAGTTATGTTGATGAAGAATATGATGATCCATTCTCCGATAAGGTAGATGGGATAACTGATGAAATCTTTATTCAACATATAAAACAAGACGATACAAAATAATACATTTAATACAAAGGAAATACGATGGACATTCAAGCACTACGCAAAATGCGCAACTCAGACTTTGGAGCAATTAGCTCTGCATTCGAAAAAGTCGCAAACCCCCAATCCGAACAAAAGTCTTTTACAGACGATCGCTTCTGGCGACTCGAAGGTGACAAGGCTGGTAACGGAACAGCAACACTCCGATTCCTACCACGTGTAGAAGGTGATGAACTCCCATGGGTTCGTATCTTTTCTCATGGCTTCCAAGGTCCAACTGGAAAATGGTATATCGAAAACTCCCTAACAACTCTTGGTGAAAATGATCCAGTCGGTGAATTGAATACCACTCTTTGGAACTCTGGTTCTGAAGCGAACAAAGAGATCGCACGTAAACAAAAGCGTCGCCTAAGTTTCACTGCCAATATTTTGGTTGTGTCTGATCCAAAGCATCCTGAGAATGAAGGTAAAGTATTCTTGTGGAAGTTTGGTAAGAAAATCTTTGATAAGATTATGGACAAAGCACGTCCAACCTTTGAAGATGAGAAGCCAGTCAATGTCTTTGACTTCTGGGAAGGTGCAAACTTCAAACTCCGTATGCGTAAGAAAGATGGTTACGCAAACTATGATGAGTCTGCATTCATGGAACCAGCAGCAATTGGTTCTGATGACGAGATCGTTAAGATCGCTTCTGCTCAGGTAAAGTTGTCTGAGTTTACTGATCGTAAGAACTTTAAGTCTTATGATGAGTTGAAGAAGAAACTCAATGAGGTTTTATCTGGTGATTCTTTTGCTAGCAAGTCTGCTGCACAGATCGCTGAAGATGAAGATCGTCCTGTAGCACAAGCACCAAAGATTGCTTCTAAACCTGCGCCAGCACCTAAGGCAATGGAAGAAGACGATGATGTTATGTCTTACTTTGAGAAGATTGCTAAAGAAGATTAATCTTTAGAGTAGTAAAAAGAAAGGGATCGTAAAGATCCCTTTTTTGTTTTAGAAAGAAGCAGATAATCGTCTGCCATACATAGCGTTACTTGATTCCTGATTTCGAATGTTTGGTTTAATAACATTGGTAGTTCTACTTGTGTTATTGACTGGAGCATTGACAATATTAGTCTTATTACCACCACCGCCACTTGCTGCAGCATTAGCATCAGCATTGGCTCTTGAACCACCTTCGACTGCACTAGCTGGTCTCATTGCTGCACCCATTGCTGCACCAAGAATTGCTTGTTCACTAATTGGGGTGTCACGAACGCGTAGTGGACCAAATTCATCTAACAGTCCAACTGTGGCTTTAAAAACTCCACCAGCAGCTGCGATATCTTCACCTAAAAATACAACGTTTGGATCGCGACGCATTTCTTGTGCAATTGCCATTGCAACTGCATCTCTGTAAGTTACTTCCGCCATGACCATCCTCCATCTGCCCAAACATCTTTGTAAATCAAATCAGGTGTTGGAGCTAATCCAGCAACTGCAAATTGCGTTGCGGCTTCTACTTCTTCATCAGCTTCTTTTTCGATTTCATCTAATACTGAATCTTTTACACCTGCAGAAATTAAACGCTTACGATAACTTGGAATTGGATCTCTTCCTAACCATTCGTCAACTTCATCTTGCGGACGGTATTTAGCAGGGTCTGCGCGAGAATGTCCACCATGTCGGTAAGTAAGAGCTTCAATAACTGAAGGTCCTCCACCATCACGTGCTCTTTCAAAAGCGGCATTAGCAACATCGTGCATTGCGTCTGCATCGTTTCCATCAACAATGATTGATTTCATTCCATAAGCAGATGCTCTATCTGCAGCTGGATTTTTCACTGGAGTAACAGCAGAAATTGGTGTGTATTCCATATAAAGGTTGTTTTCACAAACAAACACAACTGGAAGATTCCAAACTGCAGCAAAAGTTAATGCTTCG